AACATCAGCAGTAGTTTCAAGTGTGTAACCAGTAAGTTCGCCTATACCAGTTCCACCAGCAGTTACTACGCCCTCTTTTCCGAAGTGTGTTGCCATTTTTTAGTTTCCTTTTTGCTTGTTGATGTATTTTCTTTTTCTTGCTTCCAACCTAAACTTATAAAACTATCAAGTTGAGTTTCATTTATAGTAATCTCATTCCCATCTTTATATAATTTAATGTCTTTAGCCATAAATCCTTTTATTCGTTTTCTTCGTCTTCGTCAATATTTTCGTCATCTTCAAAATCATTTTCTTCTTCAAAATCTTCTTCTTCGTCTATATTGTCCTCATCTTCATCTCTTAATTCTGCAAGTAAATCTTTAACTTCTTCACACATTAAACTTTCTTTATCATGCAATTTTTCTATTGAGTCTATTTTTTTTTCTATTTTATCTATAATTTTATCTTTGTTCATAATATCTCCTATGGTGTTCCTGATTGAAACTCGTAAGTACACCTAATAGTCATTCTTATACCGCCTATTGGAAACAATGTACCCTCGTCTGTTTCTACAGATATAACTTCTGTATCAAGTGCATTACCACTTCTTGTAATATCAGATTCTAAAGCAGTTTCAATAGCAGTAATTAATTCATTTCTTGATGTATCTATATTGCTTTCTGCACCTTTTACAAAGCCTAATACAAGAAAATCAATAGTACCAATTCTTGTTCTAGCACCATTACCTAATTCTTGATCTTCTCTAGTTTCTTCAGATGTTTGTACTATTACTGCTGGATATTGTTTATCTGATAACTCATCTAATTGAAAAGGTTGTCTAGTAGCTTTAATTATATCAGGACTTGATATGGCTGATATAACTGTAAGTAGATTAGATGCAATATTTTCTCGTACACTCATATTTTAAACTTTCTTAATTCTTTTTCTACAAATCTATTAAATTGCTTACTTATAATCTTTTCTGTTCTAGTATTAAAGCCAAAAAATTTTCTTTGTGGGTCAGTAGTTACTTGGTTAAAAAAAGCTTTATCTATTTCTTCTTTCCTACTAAATGCTATAGATATTTTATGTTTCCCTGTTTTTTTTACCATTGATGGAGTTAAAGCACCTAACATTCTACCACTATAAAATAAATCAACTGCTGTTGGTTTTCCCTCACTTTGTAGTAATTTTAAATATCCCTCTGAATAAGGTGCAAACTTTCTATCATTAAAATCAATACCTTTTTTTGTTTTTGTTCTAATAATATCTACTAATTGAAATCCAGCTTGTTTAACACCTTTATCAATTATTCTAGGTAATACAGCACCAAATCTTTTAAATTTAGCGGCGACTTGTTTTTGATTTGTTTTAATATTTAGATTGACAGCCATTATCTATTCAATCGTCTATATCCATGTAAAGGTTCTCTTTCATTTGTAACGATTGTTCCGTCTGCTGTGGAATCATACTCAACACCATCTTCTAGTATTGATCTAAATTCTTTATTATATTCTGACATATAATATTCACCCATTCTTTCAAATCTATCTTTTTCTGTCTCAGGTCTAAATTTAGTTAATGCTGGTAAATAGAATCTTCCTAAAAATAAATAAACACCAGCCCTTTCAAACTGATCTAAATTAACTTTTGTGTTTTCCATTTCAGCAGTATTAAGAACTGTAATATCTGTATATACATTTGTTTTATAAGTAGGAAACCACTCTATTCTTAATTGTCTAAGAATATCATTTGTAGTTTGTGCTAAAAAATTAACAGTTTCAGTTGCAGTTGTAGAAATACCAAAACTAAAAGCATCAGGTTGATATTTTAAAACATCTGATGTTGTTATAACATTTGATCCAGTAAAATTTGCCATATTAAAATACCCAAGTTAATATAATTATAACAACTATAGCAACTCCAGCCGCTACTTTAGGATTGTCTTTTGCCATTTGCCAATATTTTTTTAAATCTTTCATTTCTTTTTCCTTGTTTTTTTTTTCTTTGGTTTAAGTTGTACAACTTTATCTGTAATATCTTTTAATGTAGTTTTTTTAATTTCTTTTTTTACATCTTCAAAAGGAACAAAACCTCTTAATTTAAAATTTTCTACATTTGCTTCGTATTGTATTTTTGATCTTATAATGGTTTTTTTTCCATTTGTTAATTTTATCATTTCTTCCATAATTTTCTCCTAGTTAATATAAGGGCGATTTCTCGCCCTTATAAATATCCAATTACTGGATTGATGAGTCTGATTCAACTTCACAGCCATAAGAGTCATGTAATTCTCCAACTCCATAAACTGCTGTTGCAACAATCTCGTCTGCTCTTAAACTCGCATCTCTTTGAGTTTCGATTTTCAGATCTTGCATCATAGCTAGTCCTAAAGAGTCAGGGTGGAATACTGCACCTTTGTAATCTCCAGTTGTGCCTGGATTATTACCTGATGAATCTGCCATGTTAGAAGTTTCGTAAACACTAACACCAGCGATTTGACCAGCAAATCCTGTTCTTAACGCTTCATTACCAGCACCTTGATTAGGGTTAGCAAATGTATTTGTTAAACCTGATTTTAAATCAAAAGCTACTTGTGGATGTAATACACAAGCAAGATTATCACTTGGTACACCAGTTGCTCTTAATTTTGCTACTGCTTGAAAAATCAATGCCGCAGACATAGCTGTTGATGCTGATCCAACTGTAGTTGAAAAACCACCGAATAAAGCTGTTAGGTCTGTATCGATTTTTTTTGCTATTGCTTCTCCAAAAAG